GGCGAAAAAACATGGGTGAGAAAATAAATATTACAGATTTGTAACAAGTGGAGCGGGTTCTTAGCGCGGCTGAAAGGAGAAACAAAGGACTTTTGATTTAATCCAAAATTTTCCCATATTTGAACTAAAATATTAGTTTTCACGTCCAATATTTGAATAACCAAAAAAAAACCAATTTATGCCAGCAGGTGGCCCAAGACCAAACTCAGGACGCAAACCAAAGGCCGAGGAACTAAAGATAGTCAACGCGGCTACTTATGCTATTACCGAAACTTACGGTAGCTTAGACGAAGGATTTAAGGCCTTATTGAGGTCTGGCGAACCTGCACTTATAAAGTGGGTTTTTGAACATGCTTGCGGAAAACCACAAGACAGGATTGACATAACAACCAACGGGAAAGATGTTATTACCGGAATGGTGGTTAAATGATCGTAACATTTGACACTCACGGAAACGAAAAACAGAAAGAAGCGGCCCGAGCATGGGTTGACGGACTGATTACTGACATCCTGTATGGTGGAGGCAAAGGTGGAGGAAAAACTTATTTAGGCGTTTCGCTAATTTTTTGGGATGCTTTGATGTACCCCGAAACCCACTTCTTCATAGCCCGTAAAGAACTTAATGATCTTAGAAAGTTTACAATTCCATCAATACACGAGGTTTTTACAAATTGGGGACTTACGCCTAATGATTACTTGATTTGGCACGGGCAAGATAACTTCTTTGAAATACCCAACGGGTCAAAGGTATTTTTACTGGCCGCAAAGTATCTTCCGGGCGATCCCGAATACCAAAGGTTCGGGTCTATGCAAATGACAAGGGGATGGATAGAGGAGGCTGGGGAGTTTTCACCAGCCGCTAAATCAAACCTTCAAGCCTCAATAGGCCGGTGGAAAAATGATGTTTACAATCTCACCCCAAAACTTTTACAGACTTGTAACCCATCCAAAAATTACCTTTACATTGACTATTACAAGCCTTTCCGATCGGGTGAGTTAGACCCTTGGAAAAAGTTTATTCACGCATTACCACAAGACAACAAAAGGCTACCGGCTGGATATGTTGAAAACCTACAAAGAACTCTAAGCGCAAAGGATAAATCAAGGCTTTTGGGTGGCAACTGGGAATATGAAGACGACCCGTCCGCTCTGATGGACTATGATTCCATAATTTCAATATTCAGCAATTCCCACATACAACCGACAGGCCGAAGGTACATGACTGTGGATGTGGCCCGGTTTGGTAGCGACAAAACCAAAATAAGGGTATGGGACGGGTTAAAAGTTATTCGTGTCGTTATGATGGAAAATAAATCCACCGTACAGGTTGCTGACGAGTGTAAGAAGTTAGCCGTTCAGTATCAGGTTCCACCATCAAATACGATTGTTGACGAGGATGGAATAGGTGGAGGGGTGGTAGATAATTACCCCGGAGTAAAAGGATTTATAGCCAACTCAAAACCATTGTTTCCAAAGAAAGGCGAAAATTATGCTAATCTTAAAAGCCAGTGTGCGTATAAACTTGCTGAATTAGTAAAAAATAAAGAGATTTACGAGCCTGAATACAACGAAAGACTTATTGAAGACCTTGAGCAGATTAAGGAAAAAGACACTGACAACGAGGGGAAAAGAAGTATAATCAGTAAGGAAGATGTTAAGGCAGTATTAGGACGTTCCCCAGACGATGGAGATACTTACATAATGAGAATGTACTTTGAAATTAAACCAGCCGGACTAAGAGTAATATAAACCACTTATGGAAACATACACCAGACAACCGAAGTTAACCAGAAGCCAGAAAATTAAAGGCTTGCTATGGATTTTTTTTATCGCCCTGACAGGGTTACCAACGTTGGGTTTTGTTTGTAGGATTGTCTGGTATTTATTTAAATTCGGATATGAATTTTTCCATCTTCTCTAACAAAGGCGAAAGGGAGTTAAAGATTCCCGATACATGGGAAACCATGCCAACATCTGCCTACATCCGGCTTATAAAAGAATGGGATGGCAAAGATTTGGTTAAGGCTTTTTCGGCCCTTACTGGCATACCATTCAAAAACCTATTCGACACCAAAGACCCAGAACTGGAAGCGCAACTAACGCTGGCCACAAGTTTCCTATTTGCCCAGCCGCAGGACTTCAAAAAACAACCCGTTCCAGAATGGTTCGAGTATGACGACCGGAAGTTTAAGACCAAAGATTTATCCCTATCCATCGGCCAGTCGATACAGGTTAGGCAAAAACTGGATTCCTGCAAAACATACGATGAAGCCATAGCCTACACAATCGCCACCGTAATCCAGCCACAGATTGACGGTGAGGTTAACAGCGACAGGGCGGACCAACTGGAGGCTTTTATTCTTGAAATGCCCATCACTAAAACTTATCAGGTAGGTTTTTTTTTGCTAAAACCATTGATGAAAGCTGGAAGGACTACCACACTAAAATGGAGCCTTTTGAAGATAATATTCCCCTTAACGAAAAGAGGAAAAATGTTGCGCAACTGGCAAAGGTCGAAAGACTTGAACCGTATAAATACTTAGACATGATAGGGGACTATGCAGAAAGATTTGGCCTTGATCCTGATTTTGTTTATAAAAATAGTAAATTTGACACCGTGACTGCATTCCTTGTTAGCTGGAAAGAGAAAAGAGAATTTGAAGACCGTTACTTGGAGTGGGATAAGATGTTGAACCAAACGGCTCCTAAATGACCATACACCAAGCCATAGAAACAGAAGTCGAGAACCTTTCAACGGTAACCCGCTACATTTATGCAGACCTTGAAGAAGCCAACGCCACGATTTTTGACCAGATTACAAGCGGATCTTTCCCTATTTGTTTGGTGCTGCCTTTTGATATTACCGACAACCGCGAAACGAACATAGTCAGCTCGGCAGAAGTTAACGCACTTTTCTTAACTAAAGCCAACCAGCCCACACCAGACAAACCGCAGTCGGAAGTCGAAGCCGAGATTGTTTCCACCATGAGGGCCATAGCGCGGGAGTTTATAAACCGACTGGACGAAAACGATATTATTGACGGGGAGGGCATTTCTTCGGTCGTGCATCGCTCCGTTCATCAGGCTTTAGCAGACGCACATCTTTACGGGTGTTGGTCTGTATTCACTGTTAACTTCACCGAGGAAATAAGCCGGTGCGCACCACATTGACAACGAAAGAAACCATATCGGAACTACTCGACAACATCCGAAAGGTTTATGTTGACAAGCAGAAAGAGCAGGGAATACGATCTTCGGGTGAGTCTGCCGATAGCCTTCGTATTGAAACCACTGACACATCCGGAACCCTTTACGGGGCCAAGTATTTCTACCAGCAAAAGTTTGGCCGCAAGCCGGGTAAGTTTCCACCAGTTGATGATATTCTGGACTGGATCAGGGCTAAGAAAATAACCCCGAAAGACCCTAAAACAAGTGAGCGTCAATTAGCTTTTATCTTTGCCCGTAAGATTGCCAGATCAGGAACAGATATACATCAGGGTAAGCGGGAAGGATTAAAAGTAGAAGATCAGGTCGAGGAACTTGTAAAAGAGTTTATGAAAAAACTGGACGAAGGTTTTAAGGCAGAAATCAAAGCAAGTTTTTAATTTTTGTAATTATATTTGTTTATGCAAATACACGCTTAAATGGCTCAACCAACAGTAACCGCAAGACCAGCAGATTGGGCAGGAACATCCGGGCCTATACTGTATAAACTCACGTCCACGAATTACGCCAATGCCGGTTATCGGTTAGAGGTTGAGATTTGGAATAATGTTTCAGCGGCTAAAATTGCGGACGCGGTTTATTACCCTGACTCAACCGGTAATTTAGCGTGCGATATTAGTTCTTTTCTCAAAACAAGCCTTGCTAACGATTCAGACCTAACGACCTCGGACGTGGTTTATTCAGACGGAAACTGGATAAACTACTACATAAAATACCGTGAACTTTGGGCGGCAGGTAGCGAAACACAAGTAAACGATTCTGCCAATGATTTTTTTGCCGTTTACGGTGGACTTCAAATTGGGTCAACAAATAATCTGGCCGATTACGTAACAGCAGGGACAAGCAAGAAGTTTTTAACATTGATGAACAGGTGGAGGGCTGTAAAAAACTATCCTTTTACTTTTTCATTTATAAACGGGGAAAGACTTACAGTTGTCAGAAAGCAAGCCG